AAGACAATCACCTTGTTTTATATTTTGTAATATATCTAACTTATTAGCAGTATTTTCATTTTCTTTGTTTTGTTGCTGTAATTTATAGTTTTTTGCAGCATTTAACATTCTGCTTGTGGTAAGTTCTATTCTTTTACGGCTTTGTTCTTTTGCATTTGATATTTCTTGTTCAAATATTTCTTGTGGTAAAGAAGCTATTTTTTGAAACTCGTGTGATTCTAGTTTAGATACCCCAAAGTTTTTTAAACGTGGTTTGTCTTCCGAACCTCGTTGTGTTGCTGCTCCTTTGTTTAAATCACTTTGTTTAAGCAACTTTCCAAGTATTCTTTGGGTTCTTAACTTTTGTTCTGCTATAATGTTTTGTAGTTCTGCATCTTTCTTTTCTGCTTTTGCCCAAGTTTCTATAGCTTTTACTTTGTTAAGATATTCAACCCCAGTTTCTATAGTTTTTATTTCTGCAAGTTGTTGTTTGGCATTATCTCTTAATTGTAGTGCATCCATATATTATTATTTATATTTAAAATAAGTAAGGGTAAGCTTTACTTACCCCTACTAAATTTATGTTAAAATGGTAAACCATCACCTGCACTTACAACCTTTTTGTTGTCTTTCGCTTTGGTAGGATCATAGTCATTTATCCATACAGTATGTGTTTTACCATACTGGTCCGTTTCCTTCTTCTTACCTACTGTAAGACGAATGTATTCTTCACCATTATATTCAAAAAAGTGATCTTTTATTTTACTTTTAGTTAGTGATATATTTATATAATAATCACCATTTTGTTTGCCATTTCCTACAAACTTTCTTTCATTATTGTCCATATTAAATTTATTGAGTTAGTAATTGTTTTTCTACTGTTGAATTTACCTTGTATTTTGTTTTTACTTCTTCCATTGTAAACCCTTTACTTAATGCTTCCTTTACTTTGTTAAAAGCTTCTGTGCCTTTTTTTAGTTCAGGCATAGCGTCTATAGTTTTTGGCATAGTTTTACCGTGTGTATTTGTAGCATCAGCATCTTTGGTATCATCAATTAAGAATAAACCATTAAGTGCATACTTTCTAGCATAACTAGAACTACTACCAAAAGACTGTGATAAATCCATTCCTTTTCTATTGAAGTCTATACCTGCTTGTGCAGAAACCCAAACTTCTTGTTTGCCATCGGTTATTCTTGCAGTCGCATTTACATAAGAATAGTTTACATTATCTAGATTTATTATTTCATCTGTGATAGTTAAAACCAACTTATGTTTTGTTAGCAGTGGTTTTACTGCTTCCAATATATCCTCACAACTACGGTAATTATATCTACCAAAGCTGTTTCTTTGATTTTTAGGTGCTTTCAGTCTCCCCTGAATGTCTACCAGTTTTTCGTATATTGTCATTATGCAAATATATAAAAAAATTACAACTGACAAAATGTATAAAAAAAGAGAGCTTAATTAAAAGCTCTCATAGGAAAAACGTAAAAACAAAAGGAGATAAATCCATCACAAAGGTATATATAAAATTACTTGGTGTTAAAGGATTGTTAATAACAATAATAATTCCCTTGTTATCGCTTTCCTTGACCCCTATATTTCTTTTTATATATTTTACTAGACTTTAGTCCACTAGATTTACTCTTTGAGTGGATACCTGGTCTTTTGACTTTATTTTTCTTTCTATATACAAATGCAGCTTGACGTGCCATTATTTATGATGTTTATTACCAATTATCTTTTCTGCACCTCTAGATCCAAAGTAACCTAAAAACACAATAGTAAGTAATTCTTTTATAATTGATAGTTCATCTAATTGTAGATACCAACCTATAACAAATGCTACAGTTAAAAATACAAGTGTAAGTGGTCTGACGTTTTTAGCTAACCAACTACTACTAGCAGAATCAGCTACCCATCTTTTTGTTATGCCGTCAAATTCGTGTATTTCTTGTTCTAGCTTTTTAAGTGCAACTTGTTTATCGCCATCAGACATTTCTGACCCACCAATGAGAGTACGAACAATATTACCAGCAGGGGAATCACTAGCGAGACTGGTAACGACATTTGGGATTTTCTCAAGTAAGAATCTGCCAACCTTTGTATCTTTAAATTTCTTCTTCATCAGATAATGTGCTACCTACAGTGCTAGTACAGCCAGAGAGCATCCACTTTGTTTGGGTCGTTGTCAACGTGAATAAAGGATTTTGCGACTCCAAGTCTAGTGAATCCTGCCTTAATAAGGCTTCTAACAATAATTTCTCTATCATTTGAATTTGTGCAGGATATGTCTGCAGCGAATCCATACAAATGTGAACTTCCTCTATTTGAGGATGATTTAGGCACTCCTCCCACCTTAAGATTGTGAGTCTCGCTTCTATATCCTGAGTTAATTTTAAAGGATATTCCTGCGATTTCTCTTGCTTTGTCCAGCATCCGTAAGAAAGTATTATCCATATTAATACCACTATTCTCTTGGTCAGGACTGTCAAATTCAGATAATTCAAAATATTTAAGTTTAATCATTTTAATAAACCAGTTATAATATATAGCACTGTTATTCCAAACATCACTACTACCATTTTCGTTGTTAGTTCTAATTTATTCCAATTAGACACTAAATAATCTTTTATCTTTTTCATTTCTTTACGTTTTTACGCAAGTCATCTATATAGAAAGAACTCATAAGAGATAATTTATCTATAGAATCTTCTTGCATTTTTATTATCATATGTTCTAAGCTATCTTTTTGTGATACCAACATATCTACTCTAGCTTCTAAAGTGCTTATCTTTTTCTTTGCACTTTCTAATTCATCAGGATTTCTACCTGTAATAGTTGATATAATCATAGCTACACTGGCAGCTATCATACCAATTAATGTGTTTACTATACTAGCATTTTCTTTAGGTATAGTATATTCTGTTAAGTAAACAAGTATGCCTACTATTAGAAAGAATACAAGTAAAGCACCTGAGAAGTGTAATAAAAATCTAAATGTTCCGTTTTTAGGTAAATTCATTTTGTCTTTTGATATATTTGAATTATTACTAATACTATTGTAAGGATCAGAACAGCAGTTTGTAAGTACATATTAACTTGTGGCATTGAACTAAATACTAATGCAAATGCTGAAAGTCCATATGTTCTTAAATCTGTAATCATTATTTATTTATGTTTTTACAGTTTATCCATTTTTGGGTTTTTTCATCCCATTCACAAAATTTATTTTTTGGCATTTTTTTAGGTGGAACCCACAAACCTGTTTTTTTGTCAAGTTTCCAACTATTATAGTGTTTTGGTGCAACAAATCCATCTATTTCTTCATTATAAGTGTAACCTACAGCAGCAAAGTTTTTTCTAAATGCTTTTTTTTGGTCTTTACTTAGTTCAGTATTAGTATAATGTTTACCACCTCTTGTATTATAAGAAGTCCTTTTGCATACTTGGCTAAACATATTTTCATATACTTCTTCTAAATTATAATCAACTTCATTTTCATCTTTACCTGTTATAACTTTTGTTACTATATTATCTTTATCTAATAGTGCGTAGTATGCCATTGTTAACTAAATTGTATTGTTCCATTTTCTCCATTTGTAAAGGTAGTTACTTTTTCGCCTGAAATTGATGTATCTGTAGTAAAACTTAAAACACTTGGTGAAGTTGTTTCTGCTATTGTGTAATTACTCGGATAGCGTAATATAATTACACCTTTACCACCATTTCCACCTGCATTATTAGTTGGTCCAGTTACTAAACTTGCATAACCACCACCACCTCCACCTTTAGCATCTGTACCATTTATACCACTAACGTGCCCTGAACCCGGTGTACTTCTACCTGCTGCACCACCACCTGTACCACCTGCACCACCTGTAACAGATGCGCCGTCTGTGTGTCCACCAGCACCACCACCACCAGCGTATGCTACACTACTTCCTGTTATGCTAACAGATAATCCTGCACCACCACTACCTGATGTAAGTGTACTGTTATCTCCATTACCACCAAGACCACTTGCACCTCCACCACCACCGGGCGTACTGGGAAAACCTCCAAGACTTTGTCTAAAACCTGAACCACCATTTCTACCTTCTCCTGAAGTACCTGTACCACCTGCAGTTGTAGTATTTACTATTCCCGGTCCACCTCCACCTGAGCCACCATCACCTGCAGGTATAGAAGAATTTGTTCCACCACCACCACCTTGGCATACGATATTTGTAATATCTGAACCACTAAATGAGGAATTAGAACCATCTGCATCACCTTTAGAACCTGTACCTGCTGTACCTGAAAAAGAACCACCTGCACCTATAGATACAGTGTATGTGGTGCCTGTAGTCATTGTTATAGGGTTACCACTATTTTCTGCACTTGTAGCACCACCAGAATTTGAACCAAAATTAGTTCTTAAACCACCTGCACCACCTCCTGATAATTGACCACCACCCCCACCTGCAACAACAAGATAACTTACAAGTAAATCAGGTGTAACAGTTGGTGTAATGTGTAATAATCTTCTACCTAATGTCATAATTATGGTGTTGGGTCACTAGCATATTGAGCAACTGAATAGGCAAATACTGCATCTGCACCATCTGCTAAACATTCTACCTGTAGTATACTTGTGGCTGAACCATCATAATCTACACCACCTACTTTTAAAAATGCTTCACTATTACCTGCATCACTATCTAGTGTTATTGTTTGTGAACCTGATATATTATATATTGATAAAACTTGACCTGCTTTAAAACCTGTAAAGTCAAATTCTATACCACCTGTCAAAGCACTATTCATTTTATATACTGCTGCTGCTGACCAGTCTACTGAAGTTGCATCTTGTGTATTTGAAATTGTGCCTACTGCTGTGTATCTGTTTTCAATCATTGAATGTTCAACAGAATCTGCTTGTATTGTTGTTGCTCCGTTTGCTGCAATTGCAACATCACCTGATACAGCAACATTACCAAAATCAGAACCATCACCTATTAATATATGTGCGCTTGTAGCAGCTAATGAATCATCTAAAATGCTAATCTTTGCTGGTGTAACTGCATCGTTAGCAATCTTACCTGTAGCAACACCTAAGTCTTTTATTCTTACAGCACCACTACCATTTGTAGCAGATAATTCTATAGTAGAATCATCTACAGTAACTTCTATTTCATCTGCACTAGATGTAATACCATCACCACCAACTACATTAAGCACTGGATCACCTGAGTCTAAAGAAGTTCCTGTAAGACCATCACCAGCACCAATACTATCTAAATCTGCTGATACTGCTAAATCTATCGTTCCGTCACTATCTTCGTAAGTAGCTGTAATATTTGTTTCTGTGTTGCCTGTAAACATAGCACCAACGATGTCTTGTACTGATTCTGCAAAAGTTGGTGTACCTGTAGATAAATCTAATGCATCTGTATAACTATCTAAAACATCTGATGCGTTTGTAGATATACCGTATATTTCATACATCATTTTACGAACATTTATAAAAGCTTCTCGTAAAGTTGCACCGTCATTTGAGTTTGCTGCTGTTCCTACATTTATATTTATTGCTGCCATAATTAATAATTTGTTCTATCTATTGTTTCTAATGTTGTATCTATTTTAATCTTAACAGTTGATATAAATAAATCAATTTGTTCTGTTATAAAAGCATAAGCTTTATTAAAGCCCAAAAATATTATTGCTGGTAAATTTCCCCACCAACTTGTTTCATAAACTTTACCGTAGCTCATTGTTATTCTTTTTAAGATAACCTGAAAGTCTTATTTCGTTCTTCTGTTTTGGTTTATATTGTCCAATTTTTTTTCTTTTCTTCACAATACCCAACCAGCAAAATTAGAATCCTTGTCAGGATATATTTCTTCATTTTGATTTGTATAATACTCAGGGTACTTAGATGCAGCATTAAAACTCATAAAATCTATAAATCTATTTGTATAATATTCTGCATAATCTCTTTCTTTTGCAATCAGTGTGTCTATTTCACTTTTTTCTACTGTTTGACTGTTTTCACTTTCGTGTTTAAATACACCACCATTAGATATAGTATAAGCAGCAAAAGGCAAATATTCTGCCATAGCATAGTGTATAAGCATATCTTGTATGAAATCGTTTACTAATGTTAAATAATCTCCTGATAAACTACCAGCAACAATATCTGCACTAATTTTATCATATAAATCTGTACCTAAATAATTTCTAACGTGAATCTCTTGTGCTAGTTTTATAAAGTGTATAAATTTATCTGTATCTACAGAACCACTTATAGCAGTGTTTTTTACTAGGTCTTCTCTTTTTATAAATAGTGCTGTTGCCATTATTCTTCAGATTGTTCGTTTATTTCCTCTTCTCTTTCTATATCATCTTTTTTAACACCTGTTTCTTTTTCTACTTCTGCATCTGATATTGCATTGGTCAGATCAGTAAATTCTAAAGGTTGTAATGTTTTAAAGTATAGATCTAAATCAATATTATTATATTCTAATATTTTTTGTAGTTCATCTATTATAGTTACTTGCATTGGTCTTATAACCGTATTGTCCATAAGTATAGATGCTGTTTCTAATTCTTGGGCATTATTACCTAGACCAGTTTTATCTTTAATACCTACAAGCATTGGCGATACTATTCTATGTGAAACCATAACCTTAGTCATAGATTCATTTGCTAGAAACTCATACTGCTGGTAAGCATCAGGAATAGTTACTGGTTCAATACTTGCAGCTAATTCTTTGCTGTCGTTAAATGCCAATATAAATTTACCAGCATTAGATGAACCACTAAACTTTTCGTATATAGCTCTTTCTATTTCGTCTCTTTGTTCTTTGTTAGGTGTGCCATTATTGAAGTTAATTAACATACTTGGCTGCAAACCGTTTTGTATATTATTTATATGATAGTTACCTATTTCTTCTTCTAGTTCTGCATATTGTAAACCACCTTGATAATCTACTGGTGAATAGTAATAGAATCCTGCCTTGTATGGGCGAATATAAAGTATCTCTATGCCATCTTTAGACATTCCGAATGCTGAGATACGTTTTGGCTGATCATCTTTCCTTATATCCTTCCATTTGGGGTGATAGTAGTATGCCATTACTTTACCATCTGTAGCTTTCTCAGCTCTTAGTGTTTCAATAGGTATATGTTCTACCTCAAATACCTTTGTTCTATCTTTTGTATAAATTACCTGGACTGCTGCTTGACCCATCATTTTATAGTCATAGCATACTTTCTTCATACACTCTTTACTAAACAAGGTTCTCATTTGCTCGTAAGCTTCAGGTTTTTCTTTACTATCGGAAGCATCCAGTCCTCTACCATATATCATTTCAGATATACCATTTATTGCTGCATTGTTTGTAGCAGAACCGTTGTATCTATCAATTAGGTATTGAAAGTATTGGTTGTCATCACCATATTCTATATATTCTTTTCTAGGATTCTCTACTACTTGTGGAGACGTATATGAAGAAAGATTGATAACGTGAACTGAATCTTTTGCCACTATATTTACATTCTTAGCTTTATTTCTATTTCTTGCCATATTAATCTAATACTATAAAATCATTATCGTAATTATCTTGAGTTACATATTCTCCACTATTAATAAAGTATTTATCAAGTGCTGTTTGATCTGTACAGAATATTAGTCCTCTGTATATTTCTGTTGTGCCATCTTTAACTCTAAACAAATATTGTCTACCTTCTTTTAGTGCAAAGCTACCAGTTAGCTTCATATAACCACCATCATCTGCTTTAGTAACAGTAACACTAGATGTAGTCCTTTTCTCTTTATCTGTAAGTGATAAAGTGGGTGAAGTGGCATCTGCTCTAGATATAAACTTTAAGAATTGATTATCTGTTGATGTTGTTAAAATATGCATACCTAAATAACTGTATCATCTCCGTTTGTTTTTAGGCATAAAAAAAGGGTATATAAATATACCCCTTTTTATTAATAAAACAAAGAATCCTTATACTTGTACTGGTGTACCAATAGTCGTATTGTCTCCTGATAAACCTGAGAACGTCAATGGATAATTGTTTACAGTAGGTGCTCCTACAGTACAGAAGTTTGGTGGAGTGCTTTCTTGTGCAACGAATGTATAATTGTATCCGTTGAAATCACCAAGTGCATTTCCAGTACTTACTGTACCTTCTGTTAAATCAGCACCATTCTCTCTTCCCATCAAAAGAATATTATCATTTTTATCTCTTACGAAGATGTGTGGTCTTCCTGCAGATAAAAGTTTTAATTCTTTATGGTCTTCCTTAGTTAGTTTCTTAAGTGTAATGTTTAGTGTCTGCTCAAAAAAGACTGTACCATTTTCTCTTGAAGCTTGTACTGTCGTTTCAAAAGAATTGTTACCTTTCAGTTCGTATTTTTGTGCTGTAATAGCATTAGATGAACTACCAGTAATATCTGTTACTTCATCACTTGAACCTAGTGTAACTGTACCTAAACCACCAAAGTCAACTAAATAAATTTCCTTAATACCTGCTACTGAATCTTTACAGGCTTCGGCTCGTGATCGTGTTAAACTACAACTCATTTTATATTTAGTTTTAGGTAGAATA